ACCCGCACGCTTACCTTCACCGTCCACGGATCCACGCCCGCCGCGATCGCGTCTGCGCTCGCTTTGGCCACCACGTCCGCGTCCCGGCCTTTCCGGTATCCTTCGTTCTGCTGCTGTAAAGCAGCCAGCTGCGCTTTGAGTTTTGCGATCTCCGCGTCCTTGTCCGCGGCCGGCGCTTCGCTTTTCATGTCCGCCTGTTCCAGTTCCAGTTCTTCCGGCGCTTTCGTTTCGGCGTTCTTTTTCGTTGCCATATTCAGTTTCCTTCCTGCCCATTGGCGGGCGATTCCGTCTGTGGTTTAGATCTTGATCAGGGTCCCGGCTTTCACCAGTTCAGCCACGATCTCGCTGTTCAGCGTCACGGCCGATCCGTCACCGGTCACGCCGACGATGGCGCCATTCGGTCCCTTTTCCAGCGTCAGGTTCCGCTGCAGGTGCGTCTTGCTGCCGTTCACCCATACGTCGCAGTTCTCCACGATCTTATAGACGTTGTTTCCCTTCGTCTTGATCACGATCACGACGTCCGCGGTCCCCATCACGAACTTCTTCGTCGACGGATCCACCGTCACGCCGCCCTTCACCACGTCGTACTTGTCGATCTCTTTCCCGCTGGCCAGCGTCACGGTCAGGGTCACTTCCGCGTTCGCCTGCACGTCGCTGCTGCTGCTGGCGCTCGCGGAACTTACGCCGGCGTCACCGATCACCGTTACGCTGTGTCCGCCTGCGAAAAGCTGCAGGTTCATTTCATGCTTCATGGTCTTTCTCCTTTCTGTCGGGGATACCCGGGCAGCGCTGCGCCGCCCGGGTTCCTTCTGATTCATCAGGCTGCTTCGTAGAAGTCAAGGCCCAGGTTATCTTCCTCTGTGGAAGAAAAGCTGGAACCGGACCAGATCGCTAGCATCCGCTCCTGATACAGGATCTTGCAGGCCATCTCGCCCTTCACGCCCACGGTGCCGAACTGGTTCAGCGGTCCGCCGATCTCATCTTCATTCTTGATGATCATCTGCATGTTGCCGCCTTCCGGATCGACGATCGCAAAGGCGTCCTTTGCGAATACCAGCGTCTTGAAGGTCGCGTAGCTCTGTCCTTCGCTCTTGATCACCGGCGCCAGGTTGCTTTCGATGAAGCGGATCCCATGCATCCGGCCGATCTCGCCCGTATAGATTTCTTCCGGCGCCGCATACTTGTGCGCTTCGATCCATCCGTTCGGGTCCTTCATCCGGATATCATAGGCAATATCAGGATGGACAACCGCTACAAGGTACTGCCCCTGATATTTCTTGCCCTTCGCCGTCTTGTACAGCTGCGTGCTTGCCTTCGCCAGCACGTCGCTTGTCACGTTGCAGGTATAGCTGGCCAGCGCGGTCTGCAGGGCCGCTTCGCTGGACGGCGTGCTGACATAGGTCGTGCCGTTATAGGCGTCCGCGAACAGGATATTGGTGCAGCCGATCAGGGTATTCCGGATCAGTTCTTCCTGCGTCAGCGCATAGCTGGCAGCCAGTTCTTCCTCCGCGCCCAGCACGATCGGATGGACGCCATGCTTCTTGCTCAGGTCGCTGATGGTGACGTAATCGCCATACTGCGCCAGGGAAACGGTGATGGCCACAATACCCATCTTCTTGCCGGTCGGGATCACGCCTTCCTTCAGCTTGCCGATCCGTCCGAGGGTCTGCCACCGGGTCCATTCAATGCTGGTACCATGGTTCGCCGGCAGCGTCTGCTTCATACCCAGCTGGCCATAGATCATCTGGTCGCGGGTATTGTCCAGCATTTCGGTTTCGTAAAAGGTCTTATCCAGCGGTCCCAGGTCGGTACTGCCGGGAGTAAATGGTGTGGTTTCGCCCGTATAGGCGTTCACATAAAAGGGCATCGCATTGACAACGGTGCCGGCTTCCGCAAACCACTGCAGAAGCATCACATGCTTTCTCATGTCGTGTTTCTCCTTTCAAATGATACTGGTCCGTGTTTCTTCACGTATTCAATGATCTTTTTGCGTTCCTCCCGCGGTAATGCCGCGGGATTCAGCGCCGGTTCTGCCGCCGCCTGGTTCCGTCCGTTCATGGCGCCTTCCGCCGGCCGCGCCCGCTGCGCCTGCAGCGTCTGGCCCATCTGTGTCTGCGCCCTTTGCATGCCGTAACTCATCATCTGCGGCATCAGGTCGCGTCCATGGATCGCGTAATACGCCTGTTCCACGGTCATCCCCATCTGCGGGCTGGTCATCTGGCGGAACTGCTCGTTCTCCATCTCTTTGAAAAAATCAAAATCGGGGAACAAGTTCTTCAGTTCTTCGCCCTGGCGCATCAGGCCGTCAATGTGCGCCCGGAGTTGCGCGCTTTCTTCCTGCCGCTGCAGCTGTGCCTGCGCAGCGTCCCGCTCCGCCTGCATCCTGTTGAACTGCTTGTATGCTTCGACGGGCATCCCCAGTTCCTCCGCCTTGTTTTCAAGGTCTGGGTCCTCGTCCTCGATCATCGTCTGCAGTTCTTCAAGGCTTTCCGCGCCGGTCTTTCTCATCAGCACGTCCAGCATCGGCTGCATCGCCGTCAGTTTTGCGGTCGCGTCCTCCTGGTTCTTGAATCTTTCCCTGATGGCCTTTTGCTGGTCGCGGCCGAACAGTTCCTTGAACTCTCCCTTTTTTGCCGCTTCCCATCTTGCTTCCAGATCGTCCGGCTGGTTTTCCTGGCTCGCCGCGGGTTCATTCCCCTGCGGCACCGGCTGCGCCGTCTGCGCCTGCGTCCGCTGTTGGCCATACACCTTCCGCAGTTCCGGATGCCTGTTCATCTGCCGGTTCAGCGCTGCAGCGACCCGCGCGTCAGTGACCTGTGTCCCGTCGCCCAGCGTATCGCCTACGCGGACGTCCCCGGTCAGTTCACCTGTTTCTGCTGCTGTGCCTGCTTCTGCCCCTCCGCCCATTGGTGCCGCAACTCCGGCGCCTTCTTCAGCGAAAAGCTGCAATAGCATGCTGTGTTTATTCATCTGGTTTCTCCCTTCTGTCCTTACGGTGGACGATCCCTTATGGTTATTATTTCATGTCCTGCTCATTTTTTGCAGGTACACGTTTAACCCTTGCGTTAATCCGGCCGGCTGGCGTTCGCGCTGCGCTCCGCCGCCCTGCGCACGATCTGGTTTTCCCTTGCGTCATGCGGCGCTGCCGTCACGTCGTCCGGCGCCTGGCCGATCCGCCCCTGCGCCGGCGCTCCGCCGCCGATCATCAGCCCCGCGTCCGCGCTTACGCCCTGCAGCACCATCGCAAGCTGCTGCGCCACCGCGGGATCCGTCCGCTGCGCCAGCTCCATCGCGATCTGTGCCACCTTCATCAGCGTATCCCGCAGCGTTCCCTGCTCGATCAGTTTCCGCTTCAGTTCGTCCTTCCCCTTGAACTCCATCATATCCAGCAGGATCAGCGCCTGGTCCGTCATCTGCGGGTTGAACAGCCCCATTCCCCAGAACTGCACGCCCAGTTCGTTCATCGCCATCTGTGTATACGGGCTTTCCCGCTGCGCCCTTACGTCAATGTCGAACACCGGCAGCCGCAGGCCCGGTTCCTGTCCGTTGAAGTTCTCCACCTGCTGCATCTGCAGCCCCGCGTTGTTGTACTGGATAAACTCCTCCTGCATGTTTTCCTTCCCGACGATCCGGAACTGCCGCGGGATCGGATAGAACTGCCGGATCCGCTCGATCACCTTGTTCACGATCTTCACGTATGCCCGGTAACTGCTCCGGTTGCTGTCCTTGCTGCTCCGTCCGCTGTCCTCCTTCAGCGCCGCGATCGCGCTGGCCGCCGTCACGCCGGAAGGAACGCCGCCATTGTTAATGTCCTGGTTTCCGGTTATGAACTTGATCGCTTCGATCTTGTGCTGCAGCATGTTCATCGCCGCGTTGCCCATCTCCGGCACTTCCACCGGCCGCAAACTGTCCGTTCCCAGGTTCCCGCCCGTATGCACGATCGGTTTCCGCCAGTCGATAAACTCATCCTCGTTGATGCTGCCGTCCTTCCGCTCAAAATACCGCGGGATCGCATGCATCAGCGCGTTGATGGTCATCGCGTCGTCCAGCAGGTCCAGACCCACCTGCTCGCCCACGCCTATGTCGATATATCCGTAACCCGCAGGCGATCCTTCCACCGGGAACAGCGGATCCAGCACGAACGGATATTCCCCGTCATGATAATAGCCCAGCGCCAGGTCTGCCGCCTGCGGATCTTCCTGCTGCGCCATTTCTTCGCTGCTGTACAGGCAGTTCTCCCCGACGAACTTGCAGTAATGCAGGATGGTCTTTCCGTTGACCCATTTCTTGTAATACCAGTCGACGACCACGGCCTTATTCTGCATGTCGATACTGTCGTCCGTCTTGTATTTGTCCACGAACAATTTCATGTTCGCGGCCTGCCCTTCCAGCTGCGGATACATCGCCTGCAGTTCGTCGATATCCTCATACGTCGCATAGAAAACGTTCCTGCTGTCCTCTATGTCCTTCACGCCCGGTTCCCAGTACAGATTCAGCAGGTTGATCTTTTTGATATTGATGTCGCCCAGCCCATTCAGCTTGCCGTTATCCCAGAAAACGCCGTATCCCGCCGTTCCTTCCTGCAGTTTTTGCCATTGGGCGTCGCTGTACGTTTCCTCAAACCCGTTCATTTTCAGCACCACCGGGATAATGCTGCTCAACTTTTTCGCTTCTGCCTTGTCGTCCTCCGCCCGCGGAAGAATGATCGGTTCTGGATATGAGTCCATCATATCCGCATGCTTGCCGACGATCGCGTTCCATAGCCAGCCGGTGCTTTTCGGTTTCGCGTCTGTGCTTTTATGGCCGTACTGCAGTTTGATCTGCTGCCAGTTGTTCAGTTTCCACCACTCCTGCGCGTTGATGATCCGCCGGTTCACGCTGGCTTTTCCCGCCCTGTACCGCAGCAGCGTATTCATCGCGCTGTTCAGGCGTTCTTTCGTCATGATCCGGCCGCCGGCGTTCTCCCCGGGAACGCTCTGCCCCTTCAGTTCCAGCAGGCTTTCCGCGCCCATTTTCTGCCCCAGCAGGAAAGCGTCGTGTTCCTCCGCGCTCATCCCCTGCTGCATGTGTTCCAGGTCGCCGTCCTGCAGCTGGTTTCTCTGCAGCGGATACCGGCCATGCTGCCCGTCGTATCCTCCGCCCTGCACCGGCTTCGCCTGCCGCTGCATTTCCTCCGCCGCGCCCACCGGCCGCTGCCCCCGCATCCGTTCCCGGATCCCGTCAAGTATTGCCATCCTTCTGTACCTCCCTGATCTCAATGTTCTTTGGGTATTGTGCCGCCATGTCCTTCAGGCCCGTCACGGCCATATGAAAGTAATTCTTCGTGTTCCGGTAATACGCGCTCATCGGCATCGCCTGCAGCTGGATCTCCCCGGGTTTCATGTACCATTCCAGTTCGATCCTTCCCGCTTCTTCCTCGTCCGTCAGCACGTTCAGCAGCGCCTGCGTCAGTACGCTGATCCCCGCGCAGATAATGTCGTTTCCTGCCGTTCCTCCGCCCGCATGCCCTTTTGCTCTCAGGTAAAATGCTTTCTCGTCGTATTCGATCTGCGTCATCTTTCCCTCCCGAACATATCCAGCGGATCGCTGCCGTACATCGGTTTGTATTCCGGTTCCGGCACAAACGGTTTCACCAAATTCGCCTGGCAAACATAGCGCCACATGTCCGCGATATGGTCCTCCGCCTGGCTGTTGCAATCCTCCACGTTCCGGTCGTCATGCTGCAGCAGCGGGATCGTCCGGATAAACTCTTTGCAGGTATTGAACACCTGGAACCGCGGCCGTCCGTATTCGTTGAACTGTAAC